TAAAAGGCACAACGCGGGTACCTACAGATCAGGACTTGAGGAGAAGAATTCAGACTTCCTCAAGTCCTTTTCTATTGAGCCACACTATGAGGAACAGTACTTAGAGTATGTCGTTCCTCAGAGTACTCACAAGTATACCCCTGATTTCGTGTTGCCTAATGGCATCATTATAGAAACTAAGGGTGTCTGGGATGCTGAAGATAGGAAGAAGCATTTATTAATCCGTGAGCAACATCCTGAGTTAGATATCCGGTTTGTCTTTAGTAGAAGTAAGACGTACATTTATAAGGGATCGTCTACTACTTACGCTAGCTTCTGCAACAAGAACGGCATTAAGTTTGCCGATAAGCTGATCCCCGAAGACTGGCTTAAAGAGAAACCTAAAGATATCCCTGAGGGAATCTTGAAGAACAAGAATAATAACAATAACAACAAGAGAATTAATAAATGACTACTACCTTTAAGGAACCACTGATTGACTACCATAGAAACTTTGTTAAGTTTAAGTCTCGCAGTTCTACGGATTATCTGGTGGTTCACTGCAGCGCTACTCAAAATAAGCCTGAGTACACTTGGAAAACTATTGATCAAATGCATCGTCAAAAGGGATGGCTTGGTATAGGCTATCACTTTGTCATTCTTACGGATGGAACTATTCAAAATGGCAGACCCCTTGAAGCTATTGGCAGTCACGTTCTGGGTTATAATGATGACAGTGTTGGCATTTGCCTTATTGGGGGGATTGATCGTAACGGTAAGTCTGTAGACAACTTTACAGAGAAGCAAAAGGAATCTCTTAAGAAACTTTTAGACTGGCTTAAGAGTAAGTATCCTAAAGCTAAGGTCTTAGGGCATAGAGATTTCCCCGGGGTAGCTAAAGACTGCCCTTGCTTTGATGTTCAGTCATGGTATGGTCGAGGAGCTCTCTATATTGTCTATGAAGATGAGCATTCTTTAGATGGGTGTAAGTTGTCTAAGGCTGATCTTTTAGAGGCTAATGGTACTCTAGAGTTCACTAAGGGCGACCTTGTGAGGGTCCGATAATAAAATCTCCATTACTAGAGAGAGGCACTTTATGAGAACTTGGATATTGCTTGCAGTCTTTGCTTTAGGTGCCCTCTCGGGGTATAAGGTTGAAGACCTAAGGAACACAGCTAAGCTTGCAGAAATACAGGCTCAGCATCAAGTTAAGCAACGGGAGCTCATAGCTAAGAAAGATGAAACAATATCTCTCATACTTAAGAATTCGAGTGATACTACTGCTGAGCTCACTTCTCTTGGCAAGCGGATTGACAGGGTGCAGTACAACTTACGTATCACCGATAGATCAATCATCACGAATGCCGGAAGAGCTGATGCAAAGTCAGTCCAAGCGTGTAGACAGTTACTCGCAGAAAGTGCAGGACTTCATAGAGAGAGCCTTGAAATACTCAGAGACCTCAATACACGACTAGAGGCATTTATTAAACTTAACAGCAAAGGAGAACTAAAATGATGGCATTTCCCGTGTGGGAGTTTCTGCTTGAAATTCTTTGGGCTTTTGCTTGTTTGACTATAGTCTTCTTTTTGCTTGTAGGAAGTATGTGGCTCTATGTGACTATCTTTTATGGCGAATAAAATATCAGCGACCATAGTATAATTGGATAATACTACATTCTTCTAAAGTGTACGATGGGGGTTCAAGTCCCTCTGGTCGCGCCAAATACTCAGGCGATTGGTGAAACGGGTAGACACAAGAGACTTAAAATCTCTCGGAGAAATCCTTAGGGGTTCGAATCCCCTATCGCCTACCAAAGCTATACCATAGTAAACACTAAAGGAAACCAAATCATGGAACCTATTGAACGTAAATCAGATTGGCATTATCCTGATGGAGATTCATATCGTGATGAGCTTCACAACAATCAGAAAGAGAAGTGGGAGTATGAATATGAAGCCTTCCTAGATTCTGAAGAAGATGATGAGGAGGATGAGGAGGATGATGAAGATGAGTGATGATCCTATCTCTAAGGTCTATTGCGTAGGTAACTCTAAAGCTATCATTCGTGCACGCTGGGATAACCTCTATACGTTTGAATTGGAGTATCCTCGTTTCATCCATAGTGAATTCATGACACACCGAATGTTCTCTCGGAATGCCTCTAGCTCGCGTGCGGTACCTGTAGAGCGAACTATTCAGAATATCTTGAATGATCCTTGGGTGCCTTCGGATGTCTATAAGAATTGCAAGGGCATGCAAGGCAAAGATATTGTCAATGAAGATGACTATGATATCTTTTGTGAAGAGTGGCAAGATGCTGCATTTAAGGCAATCGAGGTTGCTCATAAAATGATTGACAATGGGTTTCATAAGCAGCACATCAATCGCATCCTTGAGCCTTTCACAAAGATTAAAGTTATTGTTACTGCCACTGAGTGGAATAACTTCTTTGATCTCCGGTTGTCTCCTGATGCTGATCCAGAGATCCAGCACCTCGCTAAGGCTATTAAGATGGCTATGAATGCCGTTAGCAACACCTACATTTATATCAATGCTCACGGGGGGCGTACGCTTCCGTATGTGAACTTTGATGAGATGGATGCTATCGATGATCTGCGGATTCTCACGCTTATCTCTGCTGCACGCTGTGCCCGCGTGTCTTACCTCAATCACGATGGGTCTAAGCCGGATATCCTAAAGGATCTTACTCTTGCTAAGCGTCTCATTGATAGTGGCCACATGACTCCTTTCGAGCATCAGTGTCGTTGTCTTCTTGATACAGGCTTTCAATATAATCTTCGTGATTTCCAAAGTGCACGTTATATGCTAGATCATGGAATCGACCTTTCTGCGCCATGAGCCTTGTCCTAATTGCGGCTCTAGTGATGCTCTTGCTGTTTTTAGTGACGGTCATAAGTATTGCTATAGCTGTACCACTTATTTTAGACCTGATGGATCTTTGGACAAACCCAAGGGGGTAAAGATGTCAGCATCCAATATGATTCCTTTAGAGGAACTACAGATCTCTGCTTTGCCTGCTAGGGGTATCACTAAAGATACTTGTACTAAGCTAAAGTATTTCGTGGGGGAGTATAAGGGTAACCCTTGTCAAGTGGCTTGCTACTATGATGACAAGGGTTCTCTTGTAGGACAAAAGCTTAGATTCCCTGATAAGTCTTTTGCTGTACTAGGGAAGATCTCTGGGTGCCTCTATGGTTCTCAGTTGTGGTCTAGTGGTAAGAAACTAGTAATCACTGAGGGTGAGATAGATGCCCTTAGTGTGTCTCAAGTGCAAGGCAATAAGTGGCCTGTAGTGTCTATTCCTAATGGTGCTCAGGCTGCTAGGAAAGCCATTGAAGCTAACCTAGAGTATCTAAATAACTTTGAAGAGATCATCCTAATGTTTGATATGGATGATCCGGGACGTAAAGCATGTGAAGATTGTGCAAAGATTCTCCCAGTGGGTAAAGCGTACATTGCTAATCTACCTCTTAAGGATCCTAATGAGTGTCTTAAGGCTGGGAGATCAGGTGACCTTGTATCGGCCATATGGAACGCTAAGCCTTACAGACCTGATGGAATTGTTTCAGGTCAAGATCTCTATGAGAAGTGTGTGGAAGGTCTTGATAGTCTTAAAGACAGTGTGGCCTATCCTTTTCAAGCTCTCCAAAGCAAGACAAACGGTGCTAGACACGGTGAGCTTTATGTCATTACCTCAGGATCAGGCATGGGAAAATCCACTCTACTCAGAGAGCTTGAATATTTCTTTGGTGTCTCTAAAGGCGAGACTTGTGGCGTGGTTGCTCTTGAGGAATCTACTGCAAAGACGGGACTTGAACTTATGTCCATATTTCTTAATAGACGTCTCATTATCAGCGTGGATCCCGATAGTGTCTCTAAAGAAGAACTCAAGAGTGCTTTTGATGCCACGATTGGCAACGGAAAGTTCTTCCTCTATGATCACTTTGGATCACTTGATTCTGGGAATCTGCTTAGTAAGCTTAGATACATGATCGTAGCTTTAGGATGCAAGAGAATCTTCCTAGACCATATCTCTATTGTTGTCTCTGGTATGGACAATAGTGACGATGGCGGGGAGCGTAAAGCTATTGACAAACTAATGACAAACCTTAGATCCCTTGTTGAAGAAACAGGGTGTACTATGTATGTCGTTAGTCACCTTAAGCGCCCCGATAAGAAAGGTCACGAAGAAGGAGCTCAGGTGTCTTTAAGTCAACTTAGGGGTTCCGGTGCTATCGCTCAGCTTGCAGATATGGTGATTGGACTAGAGAGGAATCAACAGGGAGATAATCCTAATGTCATGGCCATTAGAGTACTTAAGAATCGTTTCAGCGGTTTGACTGGTATAGGTGGTTATCTCTATTATGATCCCGAAACAGGCCGACTAAAGGACTACGATTGCCCATTTGAGGATGACTTAGGTGACTGCCCATTCTAATTATTTATTGGCAAAGCTATAGAAGGATATAGAAAATGCTTCAACTATACGACAAACATATCATTACTGATATCGAAACCAATGGACTATTGGATACCGTAACTAAATTCTGGTGCGCATGGATCTACGATAGTGCCTCTCAGGAGTACAAAGGATATAAGGATCTCGATGAATACATTGATGCTCTTAATGTATATGGTACTAGCGGTTATAACTTGGTATATCATAATGGTTGCAAGTTCGATGTCCCTTGTCTTAAGCGACTATCAGGTAAAGACTTTGTATTTGATCCTAGGGATTGTGTTATCGATACACTTGTCTATGCTCGTCTAGTTTGGAGTAACATTAAAGATATCGATATGGGCTTAATTCGTTCTGGGAGGCTTCCTAAGGAGCTCTTTGGTTCCCACTCATTGAAAGCCTATGGCTATCGCATGCGTGAGCTCAAGGGCACCTACGGGGAGACTGAGGAGGCTTGGGACAGCTTCTCAGAGGAGATGTACAAGTACAACCATCAGGACGTTGTGGTAACTAAGATGCTCTTTGATAAACTCTTAGGCAAAGGTTATCCTTGGGAGGCTGTACAGCTTGAGCATGATATTGCTTGGGTGATGGCTAAGCAGGAGCGTAATGGTTTTGTCTTTGATAAAGATAAAGCTGTAGCGTTGTACAGTAAGCTTGCAGGTCGAAGAGATGAGTTGACTAAAGAGCTTCAGGATAGTGTCCCTCCTCTGTTGACTGGCTATAAGACCTACAAGAGGGACAACGCTAAGCGAGGCATTAAGGCAGGGGTACAGTACCCAGTGTATGAATCCTTTAATCCCAATAGTCGACAACAGGTTGCTAAGGTTCTCATTGAACAAGGGTGGAAGCCTCAGGAGGTGACTGATACGGGGTTGCCTAAGGTTGATGAAGAAACTCTAAAGACTGCTATGAATATCCCAATGACTAGCAAGATCCTAGAGCTTCTCTTGTTGAATAAACGTATTGGCCAGCTTGCTGAGGGTAGTAATGCGTGGCTAAAGCTGATGAAGGAGGATCCTGATGGCTACATCCGTATTCATGGGGGTGTTAACCCTAATGGGGCTGTCACTGGCCGTGCAACTCATAGCTATCCTAATGTTGCACAAGTTCCTGCCAATAGAGCCCCCTACGGGGAGGTTTGCAGAGAACTATTCACTGTTCCACAAGGTTGGTATGAAGCTGGTATTGATGCTTCTGGGCTTGAGCTCCGCTGCCTTGGGCACTTCCTATCTCCTTATGATGAGGGGGCTTATGTAAAGGAGATCCTCTCAGGGGATATCCATACACATAACCAAAAGATGGCAGGGCTTGCAACAAGAGACAACGCCAAGACGTTTAACAAAATAGATGTCTATAAACTAATTTAATTCAGGGGAAGTCTCACTGAGATAATCCTGAGCGAAGCCATACAATTATAATAACAATATGCAAGTATGTAGAATATGTAAAAGAGAACTACCCGATTCTTGTTTCAATAAACACAAAGGAAACAAGACAGGATTAGACTATAGATGTAGAGATTGTAGAAATATAGAATCTCGTGAATATAGAAAGAATAATTATTTTCCTGCTTACTGTAGAACCAAAAAGAGTGAATGTAAGAGAAAAGGTATTGAGTACAATTTAACTCCTGAGTATCTTGAAAGTATTTGGACAGGTATTTGCCCGATATTTAATATTCCTATTGAAAAAGCTTCTCAGGGTCAGGGTTCTCATCCGCATTCAGCACACTTGGATAGATTAGACCTTAACAAGGGTTATGTTATTGGCAATGTATCTTGGATTAGTGGCAGAGCTAATAGAATCAAATATAATGCTACTGTTGAAGAACTAAGAGCTATTGCCGATTGGATGGAACGTGCAACGACTATCCCGCAAGGGAGTACACCTAAGCAGGTGGAAAAGGTTAGCTAAGAAGATATAGTCTGCTCCCTATGGTGACATAGGGCTGTGTTAACTCACGGGTAGAGCGTAGCGAACTCTATTGAACATTTTGGTATTTACGGATTCCTCTACGGGGCAGGGAATGAAAAGATTGGTGAGATTGTTGGGGGCAGTGTAGCAGAAGGAAAGGCACTTAAAGAAAAGTTCCTTAAGTCTCTGCCGGCACTTAAAGAGCTTATTAGTGATATCTCTAATTGTCTTATTTCCTCATCAGAGTGGGTAGGGGGTACTCATAAAGTGAAGTGGCGTAAGAGATATCATCCTGATAGCCCTTCTCTTGAGATTACTCATTGTGTCTTAGGTTTGGACAGACGTGTCATCTATGTGCGCTCTGAGCACTCAGCTTTGAATACTCTATTGCAATCTGCAGGTGCTCTCATTTGTAAGAAATGGGTGTGTCTTGTAGAAGAGAATATGCGTAAGGCTGGCTATAAGCACGGCTGGGATGGAGACTTTGCCATGATGGGGTGGATTCACGATGAGTGTCAGATAGCTTGTCGCACTAAGGAAATCGCTGAGGACTGCTGCAGGATTGCTCAGGAATCCATGAGACAAACTCAGGCATTCTTTAATTTTAAATGTCAACTTGATACTGAAGGAAAGATTGGCTGTAACTGGGCAGCTTGTCATTAATTACTACTATGGAAAACACTGGTATGACTAAAGAAACTAAGGCAGCACTGCTGCGTGACTACAAGGCTCCTAAGGAACCTCTTAATCACCTTCACATTATGTGGAAGTGGAAGGTTAAGCATGATGAGTATGGCAATGTCCCTGCTTATGGTGCTGTAGTCACTCTTAATGGTGAGACTGTGCTTAACTATGAGCCGGAACCTGAAACTTGGAAGGATTGGTCTCCTGAAGAAATTATTCATGACCTGCTTATGAAGCTTGGCTATAGTGTTACTTCAGATACCACTACAGAGGAGGAGGGTAGTTATGAAGATGCCTAAGTATTTCTATACAGAAGAGAAGAGTACTGGGGAGATTATTGTTCACAAGCGTAACGCTGAGATGAGTAACTACTGCAGTGCTCTTGCTTACATTGGTGAAGTCCATCCTAAACTTCAGTCAGACTATTGTCGATACAATGCACGAATGATTGCTGAGATGGCCTCCCGAGGTCACATTACGTCAATCAATAAGTACATTCGACAGGCAGGCAATCGATGGCTGCTTACTCGTTCTGGCGCTGAGCTTGCATCATCCTATGAGCGCTACTAAAGAATACATTGGGCTGATAGACGGAGATCTATTGGCCTATAAAGCATCTTCTGCTGTCCAAAAGGATATCTATTGGGGAGATGGTCTATATACTTGTCATGCTTATTTGGATGACGCAATAGATCAATTTGAAGAGATTATTGGTGGTATTAAAGATACACTAAAGACAAACCATAATGTCGAAATGAATGACTATTCGTTTGTCTTTAGTGATCCTAATGATAACTTTAGGAAGCACTTAATGCCTGATTATAAAAACAATAGACTTGATAAAAGAAAGCCTACTTGTTACTATGGTTTAGTGGATTGGATTAAAAATAACTATGAATCTAAATCTAGTGAATCTCTAGAAGCTGATGATGTAATAGGTATTAATAGTACCCCTGATACAACCTTAATTGTGTCACTGGATAAGGATTTCAAAACTCTTCCTACTCATTTCTATAGAGTAAATGAAGATCAAATCTATTGGCTTGACGAAGATAAAGCTAACTATTGGCATATGTTTCAGACACTAGTAGGAGACACTGCTGATGGCTATAAAGGTTGCCCCGGTATTGGAGCAGTAAGAGCAGAGAGGATCCTTAAGGATGTCCCTCAGGATAAACTATGGGAGACTGTAGTTAATACCTACAAGAAAGCTGGCCTTACTGAAGATGATGCTTTGCTGCAAGCTAGAATGGCCTATATTCTTCGTCAAGGGGACACTAAAGATACCCTTTGGACACCTGATAAAATCGTCCCTATTAAGACGACAGATAGTTGATAATAAATTCACCACACTAGGAGATAGATAATCGTGAAAGACGAATCTATGAAAATTGATATCAAAGATACCACTAAAAGTGATCCTGATGAACCCCTCTTCGACAACTTTCCGGCTGTCCCGAAAGACTTGTTGGAGGGACTTCAGAAGATCTTTGATGTACGCAAGATGATCCGCTATAAGCCTACCATTGATTACTGTGGTGGTGTACAGGATGTACTTGACTTCCTTGAAAATAAGTTCAATGAACAAAACCATATAGGTGATTAAAATCGGTGCACTGTTTTCAAAGCCTAAGACACCTGAAGTGAAAGTTCAGGCACCTGCCTTAGACAACCCTGTAGTTGAACCTCAGGAACCGGAGCTTGGTGCTCAGGAGACTGAAGAACAGAAGGTTCGTAAGGGTAAGAAAGGTCTTAAGGTATCCTTAGACAAAGCTAAGGGTGTAGGCACTAACGTAATGTAAAAAATTAAAAAAGGATGATGAATACTATGGGGGACTATAGGGGGTCTATAGGTAAACTTTATGTTAAACCTATTGTAGACTTAAAGACAGCTATGGAGGCTCTAGATAAATGTATGGAATCTATTATAGATAATCCTAATAATTTATCCTTCATAAGAAACTTAGATAAAGACTATATTAGGTCTTTTGTTAAAGATGTAGTATTGAATAATAACCAATATGATTATCGTATTATTGGTTTCTATAGTCAATCTGCAGATGAACTAGTGGGATGCTGTTTGTTATCCTATGGTTACCCTTGGTATTCTAATAAGCAAAGAATCCTTAATGAAGAATGGACAGTCTCATTTAAAAGAGGTGCAGGTATTGCTAGAGCATTGTCTGATTATTTAATTGGTTGTCTAAAGAATGATGAGTGTGACTATATTCAAACTGGGAGTGTCAATGATTGGTGTGCTCCTATGTTAAAGAATAGTTATGTCTCTAAAGGATTCCATATTTATAATTGCTATTATTTAAGTAAAGAGGATATTAATGGGATTTTTCAGTAAAATCACTAAACCCTTTAAGAAAGTAATTAAGGTAGTCACTGGTGGCCTTATTGGTGGCCACCGTAACTCTGGTCAATCGACTACTGAAGCGCCTGTTCCTGCTCCTGAGTTAGGGTTTGTGAATGCAGATACGTCTAACACTACTGAAGCAGAATCAGAGAAGCAACAGTTAACTAAAGGAAAGAAGAGAGGCAAGAAGTCTCTTAAGGTTGACATGACTGGTGCCAGTGGTACGGGACGTAATATTGTGTAATAATGGCAGAAACTAAACTAGATAAGCAAACTGCTGAAGGTGCACAAAAGGTATACGAAAGATTGTCTACGGACAGAGATCAGTATACCCAGAGAGCAGAGAAGAATGCTACCTATACTATCCCTCAGTTGTTCCCTAAGGAATCTGATGATGGTGGCACTGCCTATACGACACCTTATAATTCTATTGGGGCTAGAGGTCTCAATAACTTAGCATCTAAGTTGTTGTTATCTTTGCTTCCCCCTGGCCAGCCTTTCTTTAGACTTGGGTTAGATACTGCATCTAATGAGGCACTACAGGCATCTGGCAATGATCAGGTTAAGGATACCATAGAGTACGGCTTGTCTATGATGGAGGCTGCTATGGTGAAGTATATGGAGCATAATGGTCTTAGACCTACGCTCTTTGAGTGCATCAAACAGCTCCTGATTGCTGGCAATGCGTTGCTCTTTTTGCCTCCTCTAGAGGGTGGCATGAAGTGCTACACTCTCAGAAACTTTGTAGTTGAAAGAGATGCTATCGGCAATGTACTTCAGATTGTCGCTAGAGATACTTTAGCTCAGGGGACTATCCCTCCGAGTATCTTAAGTCTCTTAGGCAATGCAGGTAATGAGGTTAATCGTTCTGAGAAGGTTAACATCTACACTCATACCTATCTTGTCCGTGGGGATACCTTAGAGGGATCCACTTGGGAATCCTATCAGGAAGTAAATAACACCATTATCCCCGGATCAGAACAGACGTATCCCTATGGCAAATGTCCTTGGATCCCTGTGAGATTCACTAAGAAAGATGGGGAATCCTATGGTCGATCCTTTGTTGAAGATTACCTTGGTGACTTGATCTCTTTAGAGAACCTTCAGCATGCCATTAACGATATGGCTATGATTTGTGCTAAGGTATTGTACCTAGTGTCTCCTTCATGTCAGACTAACATTAAGGCTCTAACTAAAGCTGAGAATGGGGCTTTCGTAAGAGGTCGACAGGACGATATTGTTGCAATGCAGACAAACAAACAGACTGACCTTCAGGGCTGCTATGCGGTATCTCAGGGTATCGAACAGAGATTGTCTTATTGCTTCATGTTGTCTAGCACTACTGCTCAAATCACAAGAGACAGGGTTGACATACTAGCTCTGTATAAATTCTATTAATTCGGTGGAAATCCCTCAGGGACAATACCGAGCTTATCAGGCGTTTAACTCTATGAGAAATGCTAAACTAAATAACTATTTACCTTTTCCCTGTGTTCATCAATATACTATTTATGAAGATGGCAGGGTTCATAATGACACTAATGGAAAGTGGATTCGTGGTACGTCTATTACTAAAAACAATAGGTACGTTAAGATTCACTTGGGTACGAATGAAGCAGGAAAATTTATTCCTCTTCATAGATTAGTGGCTCAAATATTTATTCCTAATCCAGATAATCTACCTCAGGTTAACCATATTGATGGTAACCGTTATAACAATGCGGCTAGCAACCTAGAATGGTGCACTGCTAAGCAGAATGTAAATCATTGTTGGGATAACGGCATGCATATGGTGCAACACGGGGAACTGATTGGAACATCTAAAATTACTGAGGAAGAGGCCAAATGGGTTTATTCCTTCAGAGATTCTGGGCTTACTCCTACGCAGTTTGTGAACCGTTATAAATTTTATAAGATTCATAGAAATACCGTATGGAACATTTGGAAGGGAAAAAGTTGGTCTAGGGTAACCGGTCACAATAGTTTAAATAAGTGTAACGACTAGTCGAAAGACGTAGGGCACAAGCGTGCTCGAAACATAGAATCCTTTAGGAAAGATATAGTCTATTCTGTAGGGTAACTTACAGAGAGGGTTTAGCGGACCCTCGTAATACAAAAGAACAGCAGAAGAAATCAGATATATTGCTCAGGAACTTGAGGATACCTTAGGGGGTGTCTATAGTCTCCTGTCTCAGGAACTTCAGTTGCCTTTAGTGTCCTGTATCTTCAATCAGATGCAGTCTAATGGCAGCCTACCGACTATCTCTGAGCAGTTCGCTACGATTGAACCTACGGTCATCACCGGTGTTGATGCCTTGGGTCGTGGTCATGACTTTGCTAACTTGTCTCAGGCACTTCAGGTACTTGCTCAGTTCCCTGATATCATGCAGATGATCAATCAGCAGAACTTAGCTATGCGTATCTTCACGAGTGCTCAGATTGATGCTACGGGTCTCGTTAAGTCTCCTGAACAGGTTGCTAAGGAACAGCAGGCAATGATGGAACAGTATGCTGCCCAGCAGGGTGTTGATGCTCAGGCTCAGATGGCAGTAGATAACAACAAAGCTCAACAGGAACAGGGGGTGTAACAGGTGAGCGAAGAAACAACAAACTTGAATAGTGATGGTCTTAGTGTCGACAATGGGGTTGACATTATGATCTCAGGTACTCAGCAACTCTTTCTTGATGGAGATGAAGCCTCAGGGCTTCTTAAGGAGGGTGATGCTATCCCTGTAGAGGAACCTCAGGAGGAGCCTCAGGGTGAACCTCATGCAGAACCACAACAGGGGGAACCTGAGGGTGACCTTAATGTAAAGATTGATAAGCACACGAAAACCTTAGATGCCCTTGGTAAGGATCTTAAGGCTAAAGGTGTGGACTTCAATCAGGCCATTAAGGAATACAATGAGTATGGTGCCTTGTCTAGTAAGACTATGGCTGACCTTGCTCAGGCAGGTTATCCTTCAGAGGTCATTGAGGGTTTCATTGAATCACGACAGAACCTTGAGAGTGAGTTCACTAATGCTGTCTATAATTCAGCAGGCGGAGAACAGGCGTACAACAAGGTTATTGAGTGGGCACAAGGAAACCTCTCTAATAAGGTTCTGAGTTCCTTTAATCGAGCTATTGACAACAACAATCTTGAAGCTGTTACTCTTATGTTTGAGGGTATGAAAGCTAAGATGATTGCTAAGCAAGGAACACGTAATCCTACTATTATGGGTGGTGGGGTTACTACGGGTGGCTATAAGGGCTTCTCAAGTAAGCAGGAAGTAGTGGAGGCTATGAGTGACCCCCGCTATGGTGCTGACCCCAGTTACACTAGAGCTATCGAAATGAAGATGTACTATACTCAGTTGTAACGTACCCATAATAAAAACATTTCCTAATAACAATAATATAACTACAATAAGAATATAATAAAATGGCTGCGTTAACCGCTAATTCTATTTCTAATCCTGGTCAGAATCTGAGCGCTGGTGATCGTGATGAGCTGTTCATGAAGATCTTCTCTGGTGAAGTCCTTACGGCTTTCACGAGAACGTCTGTCATGATGGATAAGCAGATTGTCCGAACGATTCCTCACGGTCGTTCTGCTAGCTTCGCTGTCATGGGCCGTACTCATGCTAAGTATCTTACCCCAGGTAACTCCTTAGATGATCAGCGTAAGAAGATGGAGAACACGGAGCGAGTGATTGCTATCGATGGTCTCCTCACGGCTGATGCTCTTATCACGGATATCGATGATGCAATGAATCACTATGATGTCCGTACGGAATACTCGAAGCAGCTTGGTGAAGCTCTTGCTCAGGCTTTCGACTGTGCCTCTATCAATGAACTTGCTAACACGGGTGCTAAGACTGCCACGGGTATGCCTGAGAACATCCCTGATAATGCTGATCTTGCAAATCCTGGTACGGGCAAGGCATTTGAGTTTGTTACGGGTCTCGATGAAGCTACGACTGTGGAGTATGGCAACATCCTCCTGCAGGGTCTGATTGATGCCCGTGCTCAGTTTACGAAGAATTGGGTTCCGGCAGGTGACCGTTATTTCCTTGTCTCCCCCGAAGGTTATTCGGCTATCTGCCGTGCCCTTATGCCGGATGCTGCTAACTTTGCTGCTATCTTTGATCCGAATACGGGCAAGCTCCAGAATGTCTGTGGCTTCCAGATTGTGGAAACCCCGAACTTCCTGAACAATGGTGTTGATGGTAAGCACGCTCTTAAGGAACAGATCTCTACGGCTGTCCTTCAGGGTATCGCCTTCCACCGTTCCGCTGTGGGTGCCCTTAAGCTGAAGGATCTCGCTATGGAACGTGCTCGCAGAGCTGAATATCAGGCTGATCAGATCATCGCTAAGATGGCTGTGGGTCACGGTGGCCTTCGTCCTGAAGCCGTGGGTCTCTTCGTTAAGACTGCTCAGGTTGGTGCGTAATGTACTCGGAATCCGACATTAAGGATTCCTATTTCTATGTCAACGGGGGTTCTAAGAAAGGCTCCCGTTTGACTGTAGAAGAAAAGATTAAATTAGGTTTGATTAAAGCCCCAACTGAAGTCAAACCTAAGGTAGTCTCTAGGAAGCCTAAAATCCCTGCAGCTCCCAAATAATACATAATAATAACAACTATAAAAATACTACTACAAAGGATAAATTATGATTGTCACTCCTTCTAACAAACTAGATGCAGTGAATGAGATTTTATCTGCTGTAGGCTCTAGTCCTGTCAACTCACTTGAAGATGAACTGAATGTAGACGTTCTGAATGCAGTGAGGATTCTCGATAGTGTCTCTAAAGAGATTCAATCAAGAGGATGGGACTTTAATATTGAAGATTCAGTAGCTTTATTGCCGGACGCTGATACTAACTTAGTTCCCTGCCCTAATAATTATCTTAGGTTTGTCAGCAGTGGTTATAAGTTGATCAGACGATCCGGCTATTTTTTCGACATTCTTTCGCAGACCAATGAGTTCCCTGAGGGTTTGACTTTAGATACTCTGGTTAGAGGATTAGACTTTGAGGAGTTACCTGAGGTATTCCGTAAGTTCATTACTTGTCGTGCAGCTAGAATCTTCCAGATGAGATATCTTACTTCAGATGACCTGAATACGCATCTGATGACTGAGGAATCTAGTGCCTATGCAGATATCATTGACTATGATCTAACTACGGGTAACTATAATATCCTCAATGATGACCAATACATTTCTCAGTATATCCAGAGGAGCTAATAGGGATGCCATTAGTATCGCAATCAACAGTATCCTATAAGGGTGGCGTATCTCAGCAACCGGATATCATTAGGTTTGCTGATCAGGTAGAGGAGCAGATCAATGGTTTCTCTAGTGAAGTTGATGGCTTGCAAAAGAGACCTCCTACAGTTCACATTAAGAGACTTGGGGACAGAGTAGATCCACTCACTACTAAGTATCATGTCATTAACAGAGACGAGACTGAGCAGTATATCTTAGGTATGTCCAGCGGGTCTCTAAAGGTATGGGATTTTGAAGGTAATGAAAAGAAAGTTGTTATTGACAATGATGCTAGTTATCTTAATGTCACGGACGCTAATGATGAATTTAGAGCAGTCACTGTTGCAGACTATACGTTCATTCTGAACCGTAGTAAAACCATTGGTATGTCTAGTTCTACTACCCCTCAAAAGGGTCAGGACACTGCACTAGCGTACATTAAGAATGCCTCCTATGCTAAGACCTATGCTCTCTTTATGGGCAATACCTTCATGTGTGGTGTCATTACCCCTGATGGTGGTGAAGCTAAGCAGGCTGTACAGACTACCTCTGCGTACATTGCAGAGAAACTTGTAGACTTAGCTACAGGTTCTCAGGGTGCTGATAATGGAGCAACTACCTATGATTGGCTATTAGGACAGGTTGGCGGCAGAATCTCTATGGGGTTCGCTAAGAATCCTAATTTCAAATTCGGGGATTATAACTTCGCTGTCTATGGTGATTCCGTAGTTTCCATCCAATCTAAGCGTAGCTGGAGTATGCCTAATGTTGTCGTTAAGGATGGCTTTGGCAACACTAATGCATATGTCTTGAAGGGTTACGTTAACAGTGTCTCTAAGCTTCCCCCTGCTGCTCCTGATGGTCACATCATGCGCATTAAGGGTGAATCTAACTCGGCTGATGATGACTACTATGTTAACTACAATGAAGGTAAGAATGCGTGGCTAGAGTGTGCCGCACCAAACATTCGCTATCAATTTGATTACTCTAGTATGCCGCATGCTCTCGTAAGAGAATCTGATGGCTCCTTCCACTTCAAAAGACTTACTTGGATTGATAGAGCAGTAGGTGATGAGGACAGCAATCCTGAGCCTAGCTTCGTAGGGGAAACGCTGAATGATATGTTCTTCTACAGAAATCGCTTAGGGTTCATCAGTGGTGAAAATGTTATCCTCAGTGCTTCTGCTGATTTCTTTAATTTCTGGTTTAAATCAGCAGCTACTATTGCTGATACTGATCCAATTGACCTTGCTGTATCTTCAAACAAAGTCTGTATTCTAACACATGCAGTACCATTCAGCAGGGAACTAATGTTGTTCTCTAGAGAGGGACAATTTGTTCTCTCTAGCGATGGCGTAATGACCCCTAAGAGTGCTAAGGTTGATCAAATCACTTCCTTTGATTACAGTGATGATGCTCAGCCTTTAGGTGTAGGACAAAGTATTTTCTTTATCTCTAACAGAGTTAACTATTGCTCTCTTATGAGATACTATACGGTACAGGACGTGGCAGACCTTAAGGATGCTGAGGACGTAGCTGCACATGTTCCTACGTATATTCCTAAGGGAATCTTTAGGCTCTCTGGTAATACTTCAGACAATGTAATCACACTGTGTTCACGTACTCATCCTAACACTGTATGGATCTTTAAGTACATCATTCAGAATTCCCAGAGTATGCAGCAGTCATGGTGCAAATGGACGTTCCGATATGAAGGTACTCAGGTCTTACTTGCAGAGTTCGTAGGCTCTGAAATCTACTTCCTTATTAACACTGATGGCGGACTGTTCTTAGAGAAGAGCAGGCTTACAGGTCAGGCAGTAGACTTCTCTGATGAGCCTGTAAGATACTTTATGGATCGTAAGGTACGCTATGTTATCCCTGCTACTAATAAGTACAGTGACTACAATGACTATACCGAGGTCTCCCTAAAGGATGTCTATGGTGCTGTTCCTAAGATTGGCTCAGCTACGTATTGTCTAGTTGGTACCGATGGCTACTATCATCAGGTATCCTCTTGGGATGCTAATGGTGTCTTTAAGGTGACTGGGGATCTCAGAGGCATGACTTACTTCGTAGGCAGGCAATATGAATTTGATGTTGTATTGTCTAGACCAACGATTAAGAAAACTACTTCGGATGGTGCTACAATCTCTGAAGATGAAGGCAGATTACAACTGAGATACTATTGGTTTAACTATAGTAACTCTGGTGCCTTTGATGTGTCTGTAGACAATGATGTCAAGAATAAGCACTTCAAGTACACTTGTACATCTAAGGTCTTAAGTGAATCTCCATTAGTCTTAGGATCCTATAGAGTAGCAACAGGTAAGTTTAAGTTCCCTGTGCAGGACAATAGTACTGAGGTTAAGATTACAGTTACTTCAGATAATCCGTTGCCTGTGAACCTTATCTCTGGTGGTTGGGAAGGATATTATATTCGGAGGAATAGTCAGACGTGAGAAAGGGATTAACTCTTAAGAAAGCTATGGTAGGTGCTCTGCCTAGTATGGCGCCTATGGAGCAAGAGATTGGTAAAGGTCTTGTTATGGCTACTCTGTCTCTACCTGAGGCACCTATTGAAGTAGATCATTTCCTGTGGGCAGGCTGTTACGTTAGAACCATTCTATTGAGAAAGGGTGAGATTGGTGCAGGTGCTTTCATTAAGATTCCTACAGTGGTTATTGTTAGTGGGTACTGTAAGGTTGTCGTAGGGGATCATCTAGAGGAGATCTCTGGCTATTCTGTATTGAAAGGTATGGATGGCCGCAGGCAAGTCTTTAGTGCCTTTGATGACACCTACATTACTATGTTCTTTGCTAGTAACGCATCTACTGTAGAGGAAGCAGAGAAAGAGTTTACTGATGAGTGGCAGTTATTAACTAACAATAGAGAGGAACTATGTCAGGAATAATTGCTGCAGGTGCAGTAATCGGTGCAGTTGCAGGTGGTGGTAGTTCCCTGTGGCAGAAATCAAAGTACAACAGATCTCTCACTAAAGCATTCAAGAAACAGATGTACTATGCTCAGATGAACTACAATTGGAATCAGAACCAATTGACTAGACAAGAGCAGAGTGCCTATGATAATGCTGTGAGCAACTTATTTCAGTTGTCTTATAACGCCTTGCAGAATAATGCTACAGTTGAAGCTTCTCTAGCTGAGACAGGTTACGAAGGGCGAACTGCAGGACAAATCAAAAGATCAATCTCAGGTGCAGTGTTGCGACAAAAGACTGCTCTTAAGGATGCCTATGAGACTGATGTAGTGAACATTAGATCTCAAAAGGATGCTCTATATGTCCAGATGAAGAATTCTGTAGAGCAGGCTAGAGATCAACTCAAGAGCCAATATAAGGGGGGCATTAGTTATCTTATGGAATTCCTTGATACCTCTGCTAAGGGTGCCGCTATTGGTGCGTTCACTGCAGGTGCAGGCAGTGCCCTTGCGGGTGCCGCAGGTGGAGCCGCAGGTGGTACCGGTGGTTCTATTGCAGGCACTGTAGGTGGAGAGACAGTTCTTGCAGGTACCTCTAGTGTTGGGGGCTCTGCGGGTCTCTCAGGTGCCGCAGGTGCCAGTGCTTTAGGTACCTCTACAGCAGGTGTTACTACCTCTGCTTCTACTGCAGGTACCGGAGGCAGCTTTATGAGTAACTTTATGGCTAACTATAGCACAATGAGAACTAACAATGCAGGTATGTTTAATTTCTTGGATTATCTGCAGAATGCTACAGGAGCACTGAACCAAGGATTCAATGGAGGTAGACGAGGTTCCTATGGAGGTTATTACTACTAATGGCTTATAAGAATACAGCAGGTACTTCATCCATTGCTAACGAGATGGGGACTTGGAGGTACTTCAATTCTGGCTTAGCTAAGCTCGGGGAATATAAAGGTGCCTCATTAAACATCCCTGAGAAGACTGTTCAGCCTGAGGAACGCAACTGGGCTGAATCATTAATGCATGCCTTTAGGGGAATTGGTAAGGCTACTGAGGATTACTTTAAGGTTGAGACTGATCGAAAGAATAAGATCGTAGATGAGTATCTGCAACAGCATTCTCTTGAGGAGTACCAAAGAGATATTCAGGATCATGCAGTGCCATTCCAAGATGACCCTATTGCTATGTCTCGTCTCAAGTACATGCATGGCAAGATGGCTTACTCCATTGCTAAGCAGGACTTTGAGAGAGAGGTTATCGACAAGAATCTGCTTAAGGATATGTCTCCTGAGCAGATTGATGCTGAAGCTTTTAGATACTTCCAAGAATCTAAGAGTGATATGTTGGAAGCCTTTGGGTACGATGATTCTGATGAGTACTTCCGCAGGGGCTTCTATGAGACTTCTCCTCAGGGTCGTGTAGGGTTCATTGCTAAAGCTCAGGCAGTAGACAACAATGAGAAAACTCAGGCATCCATCTTAGCAGAATCAGCTAACTTTAGTGCACTCATTAATGATCCTAATGCTAACTATAAGAGTATTGTAGGTGTCTTTGATCAGATCTACGATACTGTAGGTGTTCACTATACACCTGATCAGCAGAAGAAGCTCATTGACAACATGCTCACTATGGTGGCTAGCAGATCCGATGGTGTTCAGTTGCTCGAACAGTTGGGTGACTACACTCCTCCCTATGCTAAGAAAGGGGAGAGCCTGAAGAACATCATGGGTGAGCTTGCTTGGGGCAAAGCTAAGGCACAGGCTAGAGCTACTATGTGGACTAGGGATGCTGAAGTCTGGGGTGAAGACCATAGACGAGTAGAAGCATTCGTTAATGAGGGCAACTACCAGACCATTGATGAGATGGCTCAGTGGGAAGCCCAGAGTTCTGGGGGTGCCCTTAGTGACCGCTATAAGTGGCTCATTCAGGCAGGACAGAGGGCACGAACTCAGGCAGATAGATTGATTGCTCAAGCCAATAGGGATGCTGAGAAACAAGCTAAGGATGCTGCTACTCTTCAGAATGGTAACCTTTATCTAGATGCCCTAAAGACAGGTGGGGTTGTCTATAAACCTGATATCCTTGATTTGACTAGTAAAGACTTAGATAAGCTCTTTACTAATAACGTTGAATCAGGCGTGTACACTACTGAGGATATCTTTCAGATTGCTTCAAATCCATCAGGTGGCTATAATCCTGCTAAAGCTTACCTTAGTGCAGAAGCTAAGAAAGTAATGAGCTCCCTTACAGGGGACGTTCGTAAACTTACAGAATCTAAAGTGTCTAACGTAAAGGCTCCTCAGCAGTTAGATATGATGTTGTCACTGTATAAGGCTCATCCAGATAGCTTTGAGTTAGCCTTTGGTGATATGAAGCCTTATGAGCAAAACTTAGTCAGAGCTTTAGTGAACAGTATTTCAACAGGTTCCTCCTATGAGGACTGCATTAGGGCGGCCTCAAGATACCAAGAGCTATCCTCTACTGCTGATGGCAGACACACCATTCAGGCTATGCAGGATAATATCTCTAATGATCTCGATATCTCGTTCAACGATAAGTACTCTAAGACTGTTGCTTTCAACAAAGCTCTGAGCTACTCATACTTTAATGAGGATATGAGTGATGCTATAGACAAAGCTAAGAAGGATATGGAGGAATCTAATGTCAAACTAATGGGCTCCTATATTCCCAATAGTCTCTTTAGTGTCCCTAACGCTTCCTTTAGTGATGTTCAGGAGTACACTGAAAAGTTACTTGAGGCAGCCTTTGAGAAGAACAAATGGACTGTTGATAAGGACGTTATTGTTGGGTATAACCCTCAGACAGATACCTTAGACGTCTATGATATCACTAATGGCCGTGTTAAGTTTAGAGTAGACAATAAGTTCATTAATGACAGCTACAAGAGTTACATTGATGAGCGTGCTAAGAATCCTGCTAAGACTTATGGACAGCAGTGGATTATTAAGGCTCATGAGGCTAATCGAAAGTGGAACGAGAGAATTGAAGGTATTGATACATGGCAGACAACGAAGTAACCACTAGAAACCCTTTTGTCTCCTCTTCAGATAAAGCTTTGAATTCCTTGTCAGGTGTTGATCAAGTAAGCACTTTTACTGAGTATCAAAAGGCTGAATTCAATGCCCATCAACAGGAAGAACAAAAGAGAAAAGAAGAGGAAGCTGATACTGATGTAGGCTTTGTAGGGGGCTTTTGGAATACATGGGCACCTAAAGAAGTCCAAAAGTATCTTGGGGGTAACTATGATTTCTTTAGTCCCCCTGCATATACTCCTACAGATGCCGAGCGTACCTCTATATTAGAGTTGTTTGATTATAACCTAGATAGATACAATAGTGCTCTTTGGGGTGCTCAGAACAAAGCACAGTTTGACTTGAATGTAGCACTCATGAAGGAGGTAGATGATTATCGTAAGAAGCAGTCTTATGCCTCCATGTGGAATAACCTATTGTCAGGAGCAGGTTCTATGGCAGGTGATCCTTTGTCATATACGCCTATAGGGGGCGGTTCTTTAGTTGCTAGAGTTGGACTAGGGGCAGTCTCTGGGGCAGTCTCAGGTCAGCTTGATAATTGGTCTATGGGGGATGACAACAGTGCTTTCATGGACTTCGGAATCGGGATGGCCTTTGGGGGCACTATAGAAGGAGCTGCTAAGCTCTTAGGGGGAGCTAAGAAAAGCATTGGTGAACCTCTTGGGGATGTTTCGAGACGTGCCACAATTCAAGTAAAGAACTTTGCTGAGAAGGGTGAGGAGGCAATCACTAAAGAGGCCCCTAAAGGTATCATTAATGATCTTCTCACTAAGATTGAATCAAAGCTCCCATCAATCACTGTTCAAGGTGCTATAGACAAACTACCGGATACATTAGGATCTAAGGCATTTAAGGAGAACGTTTGGGATCGCTTAGGTAAATCTGAGCGAGGTGACAGATCTACAGGTCAGCAGTTCAGCACTGATAAGTTCACTGCAGAGGAATATAGAAATTTCTATAGAGACAAAGGCAGAGAGTACAGCGATTCGTACTTTGATTATCGTCAAAAGTTATTCAATGAGTACAACAATCAGTACTCTTATGAAGACCTTGACCACCTGATTAAACAAAAGGTTGAAGGCATTGAAACACCTTTAGATTCCTCAAAGAACTTTCAGAATGCTGTTAAAGAGTACCAAGGATTCTATAATTTCTATGGAGGTGCTCTTGTCAACGGCAAGATGATTAAAGGTGTCGAAGACTACTTCCCTCACACTGTCTCCTTTAAAAAGGCTGCAGACTTTGTTGATTCCTTTGGTTCAGCCTCAAGATTAGGCAACATCAAGCTTGCTAAAGAGAAGATTGCTAATCTCTTGTTGCGGTCTCTTGATGATCCTAAAGTTCTTAAGCAGTTCCAAAAGATTTATGATGATACTATTGTCAAACCTGCAGAGAAGCTTGCAGAGGATGCCCCTAATAAAGTTCCTAAGAGTGTTCCTACGTTTGAAGAATGGGTAACTAAAGAAGCCAATAGTGATGCCTTAGGTCATCTTGATCAAGGCGAGGGGATCCGCAAAGGCTTCCTTAATGATGCTGATGGGGGCTTTAGTTATAACTATCAAAAGAGCAGATTGCCTTGGAAGTTCACTATTGAGGACACTGATGGCTTTTCTGTAGACAAACTACAGGCTGATTCCTTTGATACTATGCAAGGGTATACCTTAAGGGTCTCAGGGGATTTAGGGCTTAATAAAGTGTTCGGAGTCACTAGCTACAAGGATGCTGAAAGATACTTTGATGATCTTTTGAATGACCTGGGTAAATCTGAGATTAACCTAAAGACTAAGAATGAGCAGACAGAGGCACTAAGGGCATACTTTGCTGATTACTATGGCCGCTCTATGAGAGACCCTAATGAGGGAGACACTGTAGCATCTGCATTCTATGATGTTGCTAGGAACCTTACGTTCTTCACTAAGAATGCCTTTATGGGTTTCTTGAATCACTTTGAGACTGCTGAAGCTATTAAAGGATTTGGGGCTTCTTTCATTATCAAGAGTATTCCCGGGGTAGAACGTAAGTTAGCAGATTGGTCTAAGGGTGTCTACACTGCCGATGATAGGCACGCTATCCTCAATCAGGTGTTTGGCAATGAACTACAGAGACGACAGACTTGGAGAGAAATCAACAATAGAAATATTGAAAGATTCACTCGAAACAAGACTGACCCTCTGCATGTAGGGATGGCTAAGGTTGTTGCAGGTACTGCATATGCCGCTGGTAACTCTCCTTTCACAAGATATCTAGCACACTCTCAGAACTCTATTGTGAGCACTGCACGAGGGGACTTCTTAGGAGACCTTGTGAGGTATGCTCATGAAGGAGGTAAGAGAGGTATGTTCCTTAGTGATTCTGTGTTGAACCGATTAGGTCTTAAGGCAGATAAAAGATTCTCTAACTTAGTGAAGGCTCTTAAGAACTCTACTGAAGTTACCCCTGAGGGGGGCATTAAGATCAAAGATCAGGAATACTTTGATTTGATCGAAAGGGATATGAATAATCTCATGACCCTCAGAAGACTTGGGGACTACGTAGCTAGTGAGGTTATCCAAAGAAATAACTTAACAGATACCTTCCTATGGAGAGGCAATCAAAAGTCTCCTTGGATGAACCTTCTTACTCAGTTCAAATCTTTTGCTATTCGTTCGTACAACAAGAGGTTAGCAAAGAGTGCCCTAAGAGCCGCTGAAGGGGATGCATTAGGGCAGTTCCTTACGGTTGCTCTGTCAGGTGCTTTAGGTACTGCAGGTTACATTGGTCAGTCTTGTTTAGCTATGTCTGGTATGAACGATGAGCAACGCAAGAATTACCTTAAGTATTCTTTAGGGGTTGATTCTTGGAATAAGATGGGTGCTAAAGAGTTAGCTATGGTGGGCCTTAACGGTATCATGAGATCTAGTGTCTTTGCTATGCCTGCTCTAATTGCTAATATGGCAGGGTTCAATACAGGCATTAAATCTACGACTACCTTTGAGGACGTCAATAGAAAGGACTTTGCTAAGCACTTTGATTTAGATGAGTGGGCTAGGCAATTGCTTCCTGCTTATGGCACCATTAGTGGACTATGGAACCTTCAGGCAGACGCTAGAAACCTTGCAGAGACTAAGTTCATGAACAAATCACTCTACACTAACAGAGAACGTGAGAGGATTGCTAAGAGCTTTGGAAGGAGCATTAAAGCTATTACTCCAAATGCCCCCTATCTACAGCAAACTATGATTAACTTTATTACAGACAACCAATAATGGCTTCCACTATTATCCTTTACGAAGGGGACGGTACAAGAACAGACTTCACCATTCCCTTTGATTATCTAAAGAAGTCTTTCGTTACTGTACGATTAGGCGCTGGCACTACTCTTACTGGGGGTGACTATGGTGATACCGGCAGTGACTATTACTTCCTAGATAAAACTACGATTAGACTTAAGGTAGCTCCTGCATCAGGAGAATCCTTAACAATCCGAAGATATACCTCAGCTACTGAACGAGTAGTCACCTTTAAGGATGCCTCCATTCTTAAGGCTACTGATTTGGATACGTCTCAGGTGCAGGCATTTCATATCGCTGAAGAAGGTCGAGATATCCTTGAGGATTCCCTTAGTGTCAACCGAGAGGGAAACTGGGACGCTAAGAATAAGAGAATTGTTAACTTAGCTGATCCAGTGAATCCTCAGGATGCGCTCACTAAGGCTTACTACGATGCTGATTCTCAGAAGGTTCAAGCTAACCGTGATGAAACTGAGAGGTTCATGCAGAGAGCTGAGACTGCTGCAGACAATGCCAAAGCATCTGAAGTATCTGCAAGTAAGTCTGAAGCTAACGCAAAGGCATCTGCAGATACTGCTGTCTTTGCTGCAGGTCAGACTGAGACACTTCATGCAGATACTCAGATTCTTCATGATCAGGCTGTAGTTTCTGCAGATAACGCTAAGACTTCCGAGACCCACGCTAAGGCATCTGAAGTAGCCTCAAAGAAATCTGAAGAGAACGCTAAGACTAGTGAAACTAATGCTAAGACTTCAGAGGCTAACGCTAAGCAGTCTGAAGCTAACGCAAAGGCATCTGAAGAGGCAGCTAAGGAATCTGCAGACTACGTAAAGGAAACTGCTGATGTAGTAGTTCCTATTGCTTCTAAGATTAAGATTGTCGCTAATAACATCACTCATGTTCAGACTACCTCGAACAACATTAAAGATGTTAACTTAGTTGGGGGTGACCTAGAGGGTTCCTTTGGTATCTCTACATTCTTGGACTATGGTGACTTAGGAGATACTTCAGGTACTATTCCTACGATCACTGGTGGCAACATTAAGGTAGTTGCAGACAATATTGAGGATGTTCGTACAGTAGCTGGCCTTGCAGATGATTTCCAGACTGTTATCAACTCTGTAGAGACTGTTACTAGTCTTACTACTAGAGCTGAGACTGCTGCTACTACTGCTACTACTAAAGCTGCTGAAGCTTCCAATAGTGCAACTAAAGCAGCCTCTAGTGCTACTGCAGCTTCCACTAGTGCAACTACTGCTGCTACACAGGCTACTACTGCTACCTCTCAGGCTACCTTAGCTAAGAATTGGGCTATTAAGACTGACGGTACGGTTGATGGTACAGAGTATTCAGCTAAGTACTATGCTAACCTTGCAAAGACTGAAGGTGGTTCTGCTGTTACTGATGCTCAAGCTACAGCCTTAGAAGCCATCAAGAATCAGCAGACTACTTCGGTAACTGCGGTACAAACTGCACAGACTACTGCTACTACTGATATCACAGATGCTCAGGCTACAGCTTTAGAGGCTCTGCAGACACAGCAGACCTCTTCAGTCAATGCAGTAAAGAATCAACAGACTGCTTCGGTAACTGCTGTCAACACTGCGGGGACTACTCAGGTCAAGAATGTTAATGATGCAGGCACTGCACAGGTTACTGCTATTACTACTGAAGGTTCCTCTCAGGTAGGTCTAGTGACTGCTGAAGGTGACAAACAGGTAGCTAGAGTAACTGAAGCTAACTCTGCGTTAGACAGTAAGGTTACTGCAGCTTCCAATAGCGCTACTGCAGCGGCCACTAGTGCAACTAATGCTAAAGCTAGTGAGACTGCGGCTAATGCTAGTGCAACTAAAGCAGCCTCTAGTGCTGCCTCAGCTTCCACTAGTGCAACTAAAGCTAGCAACAGTGCTACTGCAGCGGCTACTAGTGCAACTACTGCAGGTACCTCAGCAACTAACGCTGGTGCTTCTGCAGACAGCGCAGAGGCTAGTGCTACTGAGGCTACCACTCAGGCTGAAAGAGCTAAGGAATATGCTGAACAAGCTTCCACTGGACAGATTCAGGCAGACTGGTCAGAGACTGATAATACTGCTAAGTCGTTCATTAAGAATAAGCCTTCAGTTAACACTTACAATGTCATGTTAACTGAACTGCAGGAAGGCACTAAGACTACCTTTGGTTACGTCACTGCGGCAGGCATTAGGGGAGCTATTAAGAAATGGGCACCTACTGATGTAGATATCTCTGGTAAGGCTGATATCACCTATGTAGATGAACAGGTTGCAACTAAACAAGATGCAGGGGACTATGCTACTACCTCATCGTTGACTACGGGGTTAGCAGGGAAAGCTAATGCTGAACATAGTCACACCATTGCTAACATTACGAACCTGCAGGCTACTTTAGATGGTAAGCAAGCTAAAGGTGACTATGCGACACTCTCTAATTTAACTACAGGCTTAGCAACTAAACTTGATGTTACAGCATTCAACTCATATGTTGACTATGGTGACCTTGGAGACTTATAAGAAATATGGCAATCATTGAAAGAAAACAATTAACTGGTACAACTGAACAAATCAATGCGTATGCGGGTCACAATGGTCAGCTTGCATTTGATAAGACAACTAAACACTTGCATGTCTTAAGTGGGACTGCAGGTACCACTACTAAACTTGCTAATGCAGATGATATTCCAGCTCCTGTGGATATCTCTGGTAAAGCTGATAAGACGTATGTGGATACTGAGCTTGCTAAGAAGCAGACTAAGGGTGACTACGCTACTAACACTGCTCTTACTCAAGGTCTTGCAGGTAAGGCTAATAGCTCCCATACGCATACTAAGAGTCAGATTACGGACTTCCCTACGATCCCTGATGCCATTCTTAAAAAGGGCAATAGAGGGGCTATTGCAGGTTATGAGCAGTGGACTAAAGTAGGCGCTACTACAACTCTCAATGTTTCTAGTGGTGACTCGTTGCTGATGGAAACTGCAGGTGCGGCGGCTACTATCAATGTGCAGGTGGGCCCTATTGGTCAGGTAGCTACTAAACTTGTTTGGGTGGCTTTGTCTAACAAAAGCATTACGATTAATGGTATCACAGGCTGGTTTGGAGAAGCCGCCCCGACCTTAAATAAGAGTAGTGCCGTGTTGCTGTTTTTCTTTCACGACGGTTATGCTGAGTGTAGACTTATTGGCAGTTGGGATTAACCATGATTAGATACACGTATAAAGATAAGAAGTACACTAGTCTGTACACTCTTCGTCAGGCTATTTGGGATAACGCTCACACTATCTTTGGTGATCTCACTGACGAGCTTAAGAATCGCTTTAACATCACCGAAGAAGAATACGATCCTCGTGATGAGTGGACGGATGATCAGTGGGCTGATATGGTTCGTAGAAAGAGAGACGCTATGATCTCTGGTACGGACTACTACATCCTCCCTGATTACCCCAGTACCCCTGACGGTATTGAAGCTGTGAAGCGGTACAGACAGGATCTTAGGGACATTACTCTTCAGAGTGGGTTCCCTAGGAATGTCCAGTGGCCTTCCCTTCCGAGTGCCCTTAGTAGAGCCAAGGGTTTGGCTACTATTGGTCTTGCTAAGGTGGGGGTGTAATATGCTGAATAAAGAGCTTCTTATGGTGGGGAGTGAATCTTTAGAGCCTGTGTTGTCTATCTATATATCACCAGATATCAGGTATTCGCCATCCGTAGTTGGTACGCTTTCTTCTGGGGAATTTTTTAATGTAAGTAACGCTGGTAAGACGACATTCAAGTTCTCCGAGATACTACTAACTGCAAATATCTCAATCAGATACTCCGAGGATGCGCAACTTTCCACCTCCAATTTAATGTCAGCGTCTCCAGTCTACAGTGGAAGGGCTAATCGGGCACCAGCAATTATGCTGGAGTTATTCCGTATAAGGGACTGGACACAGTCCGCTAGTATAGTGATATAGTAATCTTCTATAGTGCCCCGAGAGGTGCACTCTAAATTACCTCTCAGAATGCTAGGCTTTTCAGTAGCTATAGCCTTAGAGCATTCTAGTTTAACCTAAGCTACTAAACTATTAACACTCGCTTTATGCTAGAAAGGAAATATATTATGGCTGAATTTGCTTCTAAGGGTGTTGCGGGCTCTGGTCTCGGTCTTGGTATCGCAGGTACGGCTCTTGGTCTCCTCAATAACGGGGGTAATGGTCTCCTTGGTGGTCTCTTTGGTAACGGCAATCAGAATGTTGTCTCTGCTCTTCAAGCTGAGAATGGCATGTTGAAGGCTGAAAAGTACAGCGACAACAACGCCAAGGAAGTCTATGCATAGTCTCTTGCGGACAACCGTAGACTCCGTGATGAAACCTTTGCTTACCTCAAGCCTCTTGCCGATGAATCCGCGAACAACCGTGTTGAACTCGCTAAGCTTCAGGCAGAACTTAAGTGTTGCTGTGAGAAGCAGGAGTTGCGTGAGCAGATTGTTCTTGGCAAGGTCAATGAACTTGCTCTGACTACTCAGGCAAAGTTTGGTTGTCTTGATGGAACCATTGCCAACATGATGGGTACTCTTGGTAAGATCACGGATACCATTGTGCCTATGAGTGCCATTTGCCCAACTCCGATGGCTAAGTATAATTCGTGGACTGCTCCTACGAATACTCCTGCTACTGGGGCATAATAATTCCTTATGAAAATCAGTTTGAGTAAAATCTCTCAGGTACTCCCTGAGTTTGTTGATACTCGACTGATGCCTAGTGCTCCCTCCACGATGAAATGGATTCTTGGAGGGAGTACGTTCTTGATTCTGCATCAGGCGGATACCCTCATCGGTAAGTATCTGCCTATGCTCAAGCAGGTGGGTATCGTCGATGAGAATAACAAGGTAGACATTGAAGTTGCTAAGGGATTCATTAACAGTGCATTCGATAAGAGTGGTACTGTGGAATACCTTGGATTTAAATTCGATAAGTCTGATGGTGAGGCTCTAATTAATATTATGGAGAAATACAAAGATGATTGATGAAAAATGGGAAGATAATGTTTTTATGATGGCTAAGCATAAACTTCTTGAAGCTATTGAGAAGCGTAACAAGGAGTCTTACCATACTGAGGGAGACATCCGAGCCTATAAGGATGCCCTAAAGGCTTTGTACTATCTCATTAGCATTGAGAAGAGCAAGTAATTCGGGTGTTTCAGTAGTCCTAAAGGACTTACGCACAGTAATTACCGTAGGGCTACTGAGCCTATCTAACAGACTAAGTAAATGAATATACAAGTTTATTGGAATGGCAATGTAGGAGCAGTTGAGTATGATGTTAGGCGTACACTTTTTACTACTAAGCCTTCAGTTCCTGATGTTTCTTTTGATACTATTGTGTACTCTGAGGACGACAAAGTAGCTAAGAAAATTCTTAATGATACCCTTAGTGACCTCACGGATGCTGAGATTGCAACTATTAAGTTGTTTGCTAAGGCATCTGCTCAGGAGGTACCTTCAGGCAGCATCAGTAATCTCTTAGATGAGCATAATTCAATTTAATTCTTAAATATAAACAAGTAAACCACTAACATGAAGATTATTAAGAAAGACGGTACTGTAGAAGGTTGGAACGGAGAGAAGATCAAAGAAGCTGTCTATAAGGCGGCTGCTAGAGTGAATCAATATGTGGAGCCTGATGTTCTTAACAAACTGGTTGAGAAAGTTCACTCTTGTTTAATTATTGATAGAGATGCTCCAACTAAAGACCTTCATAAGGAAGTAATTCATTATTTGAAGTACTTTGGGTTGACTGATGTAGCGAATTCATATCAAGAATATAGAGACTATAAGAATACTTATGCTAAATCATTTGAGAAAGTTAAAGATGAAGCTGATAACGTGCTTCTACTTGGGGACAGAGAGAATGCTAACTTCGATAGCTCTCTGGTGTCAACAAAAGGCTCGCTCATTAAGGGATACCTTACAAAAGAGCTCTATCGACAATTCTATCTTAGCAAGGAAGAAAAAGAGTTAACTAAGCGTGGCGATATCTACATCCACGATATGCGTGATATGCTCATGGGTAGCGTTAACTGCTTTTCCCGTGAGACAACCTTTTTAACCTCCGAGGGTATCCGCTCTTTTAAAGACTTTAATAATGGGGATCAAATTAAAGTTCTTACCCACAAAGGTAACTGGAAGACTGCTACGGTACATTCATATGGGAAGCAGCCTTTATATAAGGTATCCGTACGGAGAAGCCGTGGGGAGCCGGTAGAAGTCTTTGTTACGAAAAACCATAGATGGCTTTTGCGAGATAACAAGCAAACTACTGCATTGCAGGTTGGTGACGTCCTTACAGATACCCCTGATATTAGCTCGGAGTTTAGCTGGGAATCTCTTACCCCCGTTGAGAAGGCTTTATGGTGCCTTGGGTTTGTCTTTGGGGATGGCTCACAAGCTCATGCTAGCGCTTGTACTGTTCGCCTTTGTGGAGACAAAAATAAATATGCAGGGCGCTTTAAAGAATGCGGCTATACTGTTACGGTACCAAGTAATAAAGGTTGGGGCGGGGACTCATTTGTATGGCTCCACGACACAGCTAAAATGCTCCCTCCTAAAGGGTGGAGAACTGTTAAGGATACGCAGGCTTTCATTAACGGCCTCCTTTGTGCTGATGGTGGCAAAGACCCACGATCCCTGCAACGCTCTTTTAGAGATATTCAAATTTCTGCTAATGAAGAAACTCAAAAAGAGCTTTATGACATGCTGAACGTGGCCGGCTACTATGTGAGTGCTGTTCATGAAGTGCCTAAGGAAACAAACTATGGTACCCGCAAGCTTCCCACAAAACGTTATTGCTTATATCAAGGAGCCCGTGAGCGTACCAGCTGGCGCGTTGTGTCTATTGAGGATGTGAACAGGGTTGAGGAGGTTTGGTGCTTACAGGTAGAGGATGATCACTCTTTTCTGCTTGAGTGTGGGATTCCTACAGGGAACTGCTGCCTGTTTGATATTGGGAATGTCCTTAAGGGTGGCTTTAGTATGTCCAATGTGGACTACACGGAACCTACGAGTGTCCTTAGTGCCCTTCAGGTAATTGGTGACATCACCCTTGTAGCTACTGCACAGCAGTTTGGTGGATTCACCCTTGCAGAGATCGATAAGGTTCTCCTTCCGTATGCTAAGAAAACGTATGACCATGCGTTTAAGAAATACTTCGAACAATGCAACATGGAGTATAATGAATCCTGTGCAATGGCTATGGGGGATCTCAGACGTGAACTCGAACAAGGCTTCCAGTCTCTTGAACTGAAGCTCAATACTGTTCCGTGTTCTCGTGGTGACTTCGCTTTTACCACGCTTACCTTCGGTACTTGGGACATCATGATGGATGACCTTGATAGAGACATCATGAAGTTGATTGGCGAGACTATCCTTAAGACTCGCATGAAGGGACATGGAGGTAAACAGGTGGTGTTCCCTAAGCTTGTCTTCCTCTATGATGAAAATAAGATCAATGAAGATGAAGATCACAAGGAGCTCTTTGAACTTGCTGTGAAGTGTACCAGTAAGTGCATGTACCCTGATTATCTTAGCTTGAACCATGGTAAGGTAGGGGAAATTTATCATCGAACTGGGGCTATTACATCACCAATGGGCTGTAGAGCATACCTCACTGAATGGCATGACCCTAAGACGGGTGAAGCTATTACCACCGGTAGGTGCAACATTGGTGCAGCGTCTCTTAATCTCCCCCTTATTTATGCTGTAGCTAAACGAGAGAACAAAGACTTCTATGAGGTCTTGGATAACCGCTTGGAGGTAATCAGAGAGTTCCTCAAGAAACGCTATGATATCATCAGACACACTAAAGCTTGTACCAATCCTATGGCATTCATGCAAGGAGGGTTCTATAAGGGGAACCTTAAAGCAGACGATGAGATTGGTGATTTGGTTGAATACATGACTGCATCCTTTGGTGTTACTGCTCTCAATGAACTTAATATCCTTGCTACTGGTAAGACACTCTATCAGGATCCTTGGTTTGCTGAGGGTGTACTTAAGCATATCAATGATAAGGTAGAGCAGTTCAAGAAGGAAGATGGATACCTTTATGCTGTCTATGGGGTGCCCGCAGAGAGTCTTAGTGGTGTACAAGCTAAACAATATGCTGAGTACACCGGAGATAACCAGTTTGGAGAGTACTTCACTAACAGCTTCCATATGCACGTTAGTGAGCCTATCACCCCTTTTGAGAAGCAGGATGCTGAATACAAGATGTTCCATATGTGCAACGGAGGCCACATTCAGTATGTCCGAGTGACTAACCCTGAGAACCTTCAGGCACTTAAGGCTCTGGTTCTCCGAGGTATGGAGAAAGGGTTCTATCAGGGTATTAACTTTGATGCAGCTTATTGTGAAGACTGCCATAAGCACTCCACTAATGTCATGAATAAGTGTCCACATTGTGGATCTACTAACTTGTCTGTCATTAGTCGTGTTTGCGGATACCTAGGGTACACTAAAGCTAATGGTAGTACTCGTATGAACGATGCTAAGTTAGCTGAAATTAAAGACAGAGTATCAATGTAACGATGAACTACGCTAAGATAGATACCTGTAGTATGACTAATGGGGATGGCATGGGGGTAGACCTGTTTGTCTCAGGATGCTCCTTATGCTGCCGAGGGTGCTTCAACAAGAAAGCTCAGGATCCCCAATACGGTCAAGAGTTCACTGAAGATACTCTAGACACCCTCCTAGATGCTCTTAAATCGCCCTATATTGAACGATTGAGTATCTTAGGTGGTGACCCCTTAGAGCCCTATAACAAACACGCTGTAGAGCAAATCCTGAAGCGTGTGAGGGATGTCTATGGGGACACTAAGAGAATCTGGTTATGGACAGGACGTGCCTATGAGGATATCAAAGATGAACCCATCTTGGATTATGTTGATGTTCTCATTGATGGCAAATTTGAATTAGATAAAAAGGAAAAACATGAATACCACGGCTCAAGCAATCAGCGAGTCTTTAGAATATTCCACAGAGTCTCTTGCGGACACTATGCAAGTATTGTTCGACAAGGCTCACCCTTCAGGGACGAACGGAAAGCTCTATCTTAAGCTCATCCTTGAGGAGTTTGAAGAATGGGCAGAGGAAGCTTCAGATTGCCCAGAGGACTTCAAAGAACTCTGTGATCTTATCTGGGTTTGCATCATGTATGCTATTGAACATAAGTATCCTCTTGAGTTAGGCATGAAGGCTCTTGCAGAGGAATTCATGAGCAAGATGGTTGATGACAATGGCAACCTTTGTCCTACCTATAGAGCTGATGGAAAGTTACTTAAAGGAGCACACTTTAAGAAAGCTGACTTTAGGAAGCTCTTAGGTGTGAACTAATGAGGTTTCTAGATGCAGAATCTACAGTAGAGGATGGGGGAGTCATATCAAAGGATATTATTAATATGTCTCCCCCTATAGCTGTCACTGGGGTTACCGTATTAGGGGTAGCCCTTAGTGACTGGGTTTACATAGGTACCATTGTGTACACTATAGTAGGCATTATAACAATGATAAAGAAGTACTGGGTAGATCCATACCTAGCTGCTAGGAAAGTGAGAATCAATGAAAAACAAAGAATCATTAGACAGAGAGAGCTTGCTGAGCTTGATTCAGGACAACATGTTGGAGAACATGCTGAACGATCTTAAAGACCCAGAGAAACGTAACCCTCAGCTATACAATGCGATTATCAAGGAGCTGCAGAGAAATGGCATCAATTGTGTCCCTAAAGCCGGTGAAGATGGAGACAATGCATTAGCATCCTTACTGAAGGCTACTAAGGAGAACTTTGAGTTAGACTATGGAGCTAATGGCCTTGTCAACTAAAGCATTGATTCCATACTTTAATAGTTTTCCATTGTTCTGCAGCTTAGTGTGGCAGACTATTGGGTTGCCACAGACTACTCCTATTCAGGTAGATATTGCTAAGACACTACAGCATCCCCCTAATGATAGGTTCATTCTTATGGGGTTCCGAGGGGTAGCTAAGAGTTTCATTACTTGTGCTTATGTAGTATGGTGCCTATGGAGAGACCCACAGCTGAAGATTATGATTGTCTCAGCTAATAAGGAAAGAGCTGATGCTAATGCAACCTTTATTAAGAAGATCATCAATGAGCTTCCTTTCTTGGATCATCTGAAGGCTCGTGAAGGTCAGAGAGATACTCAGAACCTTTTTGACGTTGGGCCAGCCAAACCGGACCATTCACCTTCAGTTAAATCCGTAGGTATTAGAGGTCAGTTGACAGGCTCTCGTGCTGATATTATCTGCGCCGATGACATCGAAATTCCGAATAACTCCTTCACGCAGGTGCTTAGAGATCAGCTGTTTGAGCTCGTCAAAGAGCTTGACGCTGTTATCAAACCTAATGGCACCATCATTTACCTTGGTACCCCTCAGAATGAAATGTCTCTCTATAATGAACTTCAGGAAAGAGGGTACACTGCTATTATCTACCCTGCAAGATATCCTTATGATGAGACCCAGAGAGCTAACTATGGTACACGTCTAGCTAAGTTCATTGCAGACAAGTATGACAGTGATCCTGAGAAGTACGCAGGTAAGCCTACAGATCCCCTTAGATTCAATGAAGAGGATCTACAGAAACGAGAGCTGTCCTATAGAAGAGCTGGGTTCCTGCTGCAGTTCATGCTAGACACTAGCTTATCTGATGCTGATAAGTATCCATTGAGACTTAGAGATCTCATTGTGGGTACCTTCAGTACAGATGAGGCACCTATGAAACTAACGTGGATGCCTGACCCTGCTCGTAAGGTCTCACTACAGGAAATCCCAAAGGTAATGGGATTAAAGGGAGATGCTTATTATATGTGCCATACAGCTTCCCCAGAGATGGAGAAGTATTCCTATAAGATGATGTGTGTTGATCCGTCTGGCAGGGGACGTGATGAGACGGGATATTGTGTACTCTATTATCTCAATGGATATATCTACGTAATGGAAGCAGGAGGTCTCCTAGGGGGGTACTCTGATGTAGTCCTAAATAAACTAGCGAACACTGCTAAGAAATGGAAGGTTAATGAGGTAGTCATTGAAGGTAACTTCGGTGATGGCATGTACCTCAAGCTCTTTGAGCCTGTCCTTAGGAAGGTCTATAAGGAATGTGGTACTAAAGAAGTTAAGTCAACAGGACAGAAAGAAGTACGTATCATAGACACCCTAGAGCCTGTCCTAGGTAACCATAAGATGATAGTTACCCCGGAGTGCATCAACAGGGATATCGATAGTGTCCCTGAAGGTGACTACAAGTATGCACTATTCTATCAGATGACTAGGATTACCTCAGACAGAGGAGCACTAGTTCACGATGATAGATTGGATGCCTTAGCTATAGGTGTCAAGTATTTAGTAGATTTCATGGGAATTGATGCTGATGAAGGAATAAATGAAGTAACTTCAGAATGGCTAGAGGAATCTTTGGAAGCCTTTCATGGATTTATTACAAGAAAAATAGGAATAAATACAATTACAGAAAATGTAAGAGAATCAGGTACTTCCAAGGGATTCAATAAATACAAATATTCAGAGGGATACAAGTTTACAAGATAAAATCATCCCTATAAGGGTGAAGTGACTACTCCGAATAAAATCTCCCCTCCCAGAAGGGGTCAGAAAAAGGTATATATAAGATATCTACCTGACCCCCTCCTGACAAAAAATAAGAAAATAATAATTAAAAAAAATAATGGGGTTACCTATAGACCCTTTGAGATATTCTAAAGGGGATCGTAAAGACTGACTTTAGATTTTTCTTTATGTTCCCTTTTAGTTAACTCAAAGTATCCATATGAGACCATTGAATCATAAACTAGTAGTAGCTATCAAGATCATCATTATTATTGTCCTTTTAGTGGTTTCCTTATTGAATGGTGATGTAGGTACAGTTGATGCACTACTTAGAGCTGCTGTAGGTGGATTACTATAGCCCCTTTAAGGGGTGCCTATAGTTAGCCTATAGACCATTTAAGGTGTACCTTAAGTTAACCCTTAGGGTACGCCTCCTTATGTTAGCTTGCTATCTCTTGACGATAACTTGTGGTTAACTCTAGGGTAACTTAAGTGTAACAACAGGGTCACCTTGATTAGAATTTTATAATAAATTTGTAAGGTGGCACCTTAAGACAGACACGGGCGTGTGTCCCCCCCATAGGGTGCCTCTAGATTCCTCATTGCTGCTCGTATACACCTGCTGTGCCTAATTTACGTATATATGTGTAGGCTAGCATAGGGATGCCCAAGGGGTACCTAAAGGTGCCCTATTGTTTTTTTCATGATACCTATTGTTTACTTAGGGTTCATTTATTGTTTACATTTGGTTCATCTATGTTTTTTCGGGGTAACATAGGTATTTCTACTTATATCATATCTGTTGCTACACTTAAGTTTCCCTATTATCAACCTTAAGACAACCCGAAGGTCGTCCATTTGCCTATTATTATAATAGCGTGAGGGGTTCGATGGGGATACCGTGAAGAGGGGATGGGGGATGGCTTGACATGTGACTTGTGAATTGCTATAGTGTGCTTATCGATAGACAAACAGACCTTTTGAGGAGTTCTAAAGATGCTACAGTTCAGATTAAAGAGAGTGATTATCAGATCTGATGCAGAGACACAGAGGGTTTCTATAGTGTGCCCTGATGGTGCTCAGTATGTGATCCAGTTTACGACTGATGATGATCATTTTCATGAGTTTGAGGCTTATCTTCTGTGGAATGCAATGCACTACTCAGACTTCAGAGATGAAGAACGTACTCTTCTAGTCATCCGAGAAGTTAAGCATTATGCACTCATGCAAGGCATTGAGAACTTCGAGGGGAAGTGGCAATCGGCTGCCAAGTAGGTATTAATACTTACATAATACATTCTTGACAAGCTCTCTTGAGTGTGCTAAAGTAAGAAGTAATCCAAGATTACAAGTACTAATCCAAGATTACAAGTACTAATCCAAGTCAAACCAAGAGCTAGCAAGCTAGCAAGTCTTATAGGAGACAACATCATGACAACGTTTAACGAACAGTTTGGCGCTATGCTGATCAAGGCCGTTCGCAAGATCAACCGCAGAGCAACTATTACTAAGCTTCGGTTTGGCAATTGTCGATATACAGCTATGAAATGGACTGATGTAGGGGATCTTCTCACTGAATGGAAGAAAGATATCAACCATATCAGCGTTGACATAGATGTTAACGAAAAACTCCTTTGGGTAAAGGAAGATAACAAGGAACTGTTCTTTGCAGACCTTTATTTTCTTAAGTAACACCAAGGGCAGCCAAAGATCAACCAAGGGTACACTAAGGGATAGTCCTAATACATAGAGACTTGACAAAATAATGTTAGGTCTCTACAATTAGAACTAACCTAAAGCTAGCTTGCTAGCAACCTAAATAGCAACTCATAGGAGAACCATCATGTATGCATTCTTTGTCCGCAAGTATGGCAACAAGCGCTATCGCATGTATAACGGTACCTTTAGTGAACTCAAGTGCGCTGGCCTGTTCTATGAGCTCCTAAAGAAGGCAGGGCTGCCCCAAGGTACTCAAGTCCAGCTCAGGATCTATGAGATCAACTCTCAGAAATGGAAGTGGCTGGGAGATTGGAAGGATCTCTAAAACCTCTCTAATTTCACCTCAGTTAAACGATAGGTGCTCAGGGGTACCAACATACCACCAAGTGCCCTATCGTTTAACCTGAAGCAATTCTGAGGCCTCTGCGGCCATTTTAAATAGGAAACCACAACATGTACATTGTCATTCACGATTACAGAACACCAGGAGGCAAGATGAGATTGATCAGCTGCAATCTATGCAAAGAAGTACCCGTAGAGTGCTTTGATGAGAACACACTGAGCGCTACAGTCTTTACTCAAGTGCAGCCTGCAGTAGACTACATCGATTCACTCTATGAGAACTCCAAAGTTACCTATGAGCAGCGCGAGAGTATGATCTTCAGCATTTATGAGCAGCTTGGCAACTATATGGTTGGTCGTCCCTATAAAATGTGGTGTATCGAACATGAATATTAAATATTTAATTCACAAAGAAACCTCAATAGTTTACTCTAAAGAGTACTATGAGGAACATAAAGACAACATCAATTTAACTGAATTCTATGTAATAAATGGGAATTAATATGCAGGAATACGACAATGAATGGGTTAATGAAGGAATAAACGATAGTGGGAAGCCAGAAGATCAAGCCCATTATCAGGGCTTAATTCAGCCTATTGAATTAATGCAAGAGCTGCTTTCTCACAAGGAATTCATAGGTTTCTGTAAAGGAAATATGATCAAATATGCCTATAGGGCAGGCCATAAAAATGGGGAATCTGGTAAGAAAGACAAAGAGAAATATGAAGCGTATAAAGAGTTTCTCAATAGGCATCTTTATGGCAGACCCCTGATTGAACGAGACGAAGAGTAGTAAGATTACTCTATCTAATAGGGGAGATTATATTAATATTGATCTAGGTCAAGAAAAAAAATATAATCTCCAGTACTAGAGAGAGGGAGGATAAGACATTGATGTAGATCAAATCAGGGAGACAAGGGACTATAGTTAACTTAAAGATAACTTAAAGATAAACTATAGAGAACTATAGATATTAACTTTAATGATTATAACTATAATAATAACTTATAAGATTATAATAATGAATATAACTATAATGATTAATCAAGTAGGTTATTACTATAGATACTAATCTAAAGACTAACTAAAGATAACTTAAAGTTAACTAAAGGAAACCAAATGGACACTAAAGCAGCTATTGATTCAATTCGGATTAATGAATGTGGTTATGATGAATTGTGTCTCAAATATGGAAAGCATTTAGTCGATAAAGAAATAGAATTAGAGTTAGAGAGTAAGGATCTTGCTTATCAATCTTTTATGTCTAAAATTAATAAGGCCAGAGAGAATAAAACTCTAGCTGACACTGGGACAACTAAAGTGCTGCTTAAAGAAGCCCTGCCTGCTTTCTGTAAGGGACTAAAGAGTTTCTATGAAAAAGCTGACAGTGGTAAACCGGGTAAGCGCCATATTTGTGCGGTTGTCTTAAAGCAGCTAGAGATTGAGCATGTAGCTTTCTTGTCTCTTAGAACTATTCTTTCTAATGCTATCCCTCAGATTAACCTTACGTCCCTTGCAAAAGAGTTAGGAACTGAGTTAGAACTGGAGATGAAGTTCCAAGATGTATTGTCTACTTTGTCTGAGAAGGAACGATCCTACTTTCAGGTCAACCTCAACAAACGTATAGGTATGTCTTTCAAGACTGCATTTGTTAACGCCAAAGATAAATGGTTAGCTGATGAGGAACGTAAAGAGAAGTGGGAGAAATGGACTGATTCTGTTCGCTGCAATCTAGGTATGAAGTTGATCGATATCTTTATTGTGTCTACCGGTCTAGGGAAGATCTCTAGGTACTCCCAAGGTATCAAGCTTTCCTATCGATTTGAGATTGCTCCTGAGATTGTCCAATACATTGCACATAACGATAAGGAAATGGCAGATCTTCTCTTTAAGAATCGTCCTATGGTCATCCCTCCTAAGCCATGGAGTAATCCTATCAACGGTGGCTACTATATCAATCTCAAGCGCCCCATTCCTTTAGTTCGTCTTAATGAAAAGACTGTTATGGATCTCTATGGAGATCTCGATATGCCTGACGTCTACAAGGCTGTTAATGCTATTCAAGAGACCCCTTGGAGAATCAACAAAAGGGTACTTAAGGTAGCTCAGGAAATCTCTAAATGGAAGCATATCCCTGATGGTCTTGAGATGCCTTTGGCGGAACCTGAGGAGCCTCCAGTGCGCCCAGAGGCAGCAGATAAGGATCCTAACGTTCAGAAGGAATGGCGTAAGTCTATGGTTATCTACTTTCAGCGTGACAATAAGCGTAAGTCTAAGCGTTATGCAGTGAATGCTCAGCTTGCCCTTGCGGATATCTATAAAGACTATGAACGTATCTACTTTCCTCATAATCTTGATTTCCGTGGTCGTGTCTATCCGCTGCCTTTGCTGAATCCTCAGGGCACTGATTTCTGCAAGAGTTTGTTGGAGTTTGCCGATGGTGCTCCTTTGGGGGATTCAGGGGTAGCCTGGTTAGCTATTCAGGGTGCTAATTGCTATGGGCTTGATAAGAAACCCCTAGAGGAACGCATTGCGTGGGTCTATGAGAACACTGAGCTTATCCTAAAGACTGCTAAAGATCCTCTCACATATCTTGAATGGACTGAAACAGATTCCCCTTGGGAGTTCCTAGCATTCTGCTTTGAGTGGGCTGATTTCATGGACCAAGGTACAGATTATGTGTCTCACATTCCAGTAGCTTTCGATGGCAGCTGCAGTGGTATCCAGCACTTCTCAGCTATGCTTAAGGATGAAATTGGGGGTACTGCAGTTAACCTCGTGCCTGATGACAAGGTTCACGATATCTACGGTATTGTTGCTGAGCATGTGAAACAAGCTGTGATGAAGGATGCTGCTGAGGGTACTGAAGATGAACTAAAGACTGCTGAAGATGGTGCTGAGTACGTCTCAAAGGGTACTAAGTCTCTTGCTGCTGAGTGGCTGGCCTATGGAATTACCCGTAAGGTAACCAAGAGACCAACTATGACCCTTTCATACGGAGCGAAGAAGTTTGGCTTTACTGAACAGATCCTTGAAGATACTATCTACCCTTGTCTTGAACATCATCCATTGGCATTCTCTAAGCCTCGACAAGCTGCAACCTATATGGCTGACAAGATTTGGAATTCATTAGGTGAGGTTGTCGTTAAAGCTAGAGAAGCTATGGACTGGCTGCAGACTGCCTCAGGTTTACTTGCTACGGACAAGAATATTAATGGTGAGAACCTGCCTACGCAGTGGGTCACTCCAAGTGGTTTCTTGGTTCGCCAGCGGTACCCTAAGGTTCGCCTGAAGAAACTTAAGACCTTCTGCAGCGGAACTATTCATGTGTCTGATGAATCGGGTGCTCCTGAGGAATCTAAGAAAGAAGGTGAAACTTTTCAGATTAGTGTCTCAGAGGACTTAGGGGAAATCGATTCTCGTAAGCAGAAACAGGGTATCGCTCCTAACTATGTGCACTCTATGGATGCTAGTCACCTCATGTTAACTGTAGACGCTTGTGTTGATGCAGGTATCCATCAGTTCGCTATGATTCATGATTCCTATGGCTGCCCTGCAGGTCAAGGTGATTTGATGTTCTCTCTTGTTCGTGAGGTCTTTGCTGAAACCTACAAACAGAATGATGTGCTGCAGGATCTTCATGATCAAGTCGAGAATATGTTGTCTCCTAAAAAAGCTAAGGAGTTGCCTCCTATTCCTAAGCACGGTACATTAGATCTTGACGTAGTCAAACAGTCTATGTATGCATTTTGCTAGTGTCCTAGCGTTCTGCTAGTAACTTAATATAATCTCCACTACTAGAGAGAACCAAGGAATCTCTCTAGTAACCTTTACTTAATTAATTAAACAAGGAAACCATTTTAAAATGTTCGAACGTTACACTACTCCTAAGGGCTTTGCTCAGTATCCTCACCTGAAGGAGCCTGATATGAAGTTCAATCCTGAAGGTGTCTTTAGTGTCACTATGCGCTTTGAAGGTAAGACACCGGAGCTGCAGGCACTCATTGAGAAGCTTGAGGCTATCCAGGACAAGGCTTTCGATGAGGCAGTCTCTGAAGCCAATGCGATGAATAAGAAAAAGATCCATAAGTCTGATCTTTACTTTGAAGATGAAGAAGGTAATGTCTACCTCAAGTTTAAGCAGAATGCTGTAATCAAGAAGAAGGATGGATCTACAGTCAACGCTAAGATTGCCCATTTTGATTCTAAGGGCAAGCCTATTGACGTCAATGTAGGTCGTGATTCAGTGATTCGTCTTAGCTTCACTGCAGCACCTTACTTCATGCAGTCAACTAAGCAGGTTGGCCTTAGCCTTCGACCGGTTGCAGTCCAAGTGATTAAGCTTAACGAGTTCGGTGGTTCATCTGCAGAGGACTATGGCTTCTCTGCTGAAGAGGAAGGCTATGAGGCATTCAAGGAAGAGGCACCATTTGACAACCTCGATGAAGATGAAGTAGAATCACGTAAGGCTGTTGGAGCCACTGATTTTTAATAAATACTAGGGAGTACCTAAGATGATTACTTTGGAAGAACTTGAGAACCGACTTGATATGGCTCAGAATACTCTTGCTGCGATGCAGGATGTTGTGCAAGGTCTTAAGACTAACATTGAGGAACTTAAAGAGGAACAAAAGGAACCTCAGTTTGATCTCTATGATTGGAACCCATGCACCATTAAATTCCCTGATCATGTTCTGCAAGATATCGATTGTGACTTTGTTGCAGTCATGCTGATGCATAAGGATGTCTATAAG